GGACGACTGCATGGGTGTGGCCATTGAGAAGTACGTCTCCATCCACAAGGTCGTGCGCAACATCGAGCGGGGCATCTACCGCAAGGTCAACATCGTACCGACCTACGAGGACTCGCAACTAGAGCCTACGCAAGAGGTGCAGAACTATCAGGATGAGAAGGTCAAGCTGCTGACCTACTATGGTCTGGTGCCCCGCGAGTACCTGACCAAGCTCGAAGAGATGGAAGAAGGCGGCAAGATTGAAGAGCTCTTCCCTGAAGACTCTGCTGCCGAAGAGTATCAGGACATGGTCGAGGCCATCATCGTAGTGGGCAACGATGGCATGCTGCTAAAAGCCGAAGCCAATCCGTACATGATGAAAGACCGTCCGGTCTTGACGTACCAGGACGACACGGTGCCGAATCGTCTGTTGGGCAGGGGTACGATTGAAAAAGCGTACAACATGCAAAAGGCGATCGATGCGCAGGTACGCAGCCATTTGGATAGCTTGGCACTGACGACCTCGCCGATGATGGGCATGGACGCCACGCGTCTGCCGCGCGGCGCGAAGTTTGAAGTCAAGCCTGGCAAGGCGCTACTTACCAACGGCAACCCAAGCGAGATTCTGTTCCCGTTCAAGTTTGGCCAGACAGGTCAAGAGAACATCACGACCGCGCAGACGTTCGAGAGAATGCTCTTGCAAGCCACTGGCACGATGGACAGCAACGGCATGGTCAGCCAAGTCAGCCGCGACGGCAACGGTGCTGCGATGTCAATGGCGGTGGCCACCATCATTAAGAAGTACAAGCGCACGCTGGTGAACTTCCAAGAAGACTTCTTGATTCCGTTCATCAAAAAAGCTGCGTATCGCTACATGCAGTTTGACCCCGATCGCTACCCGTCCACCGACTTGAACTTCGTGCCCACGGGCACGTTGGGCATCTTGGCGCGCGAGTACGAGCAGCAGCAGTTCGTTGGCCTGCTACAGACTTTGGGCCCAGATACGCCGGTGCTACCGATTATTTTGAAGGGCATTGTGGCTAATAGCAGCCTCTCAAACCGTCTGGAGCTCTTGGAAGCCTTGACGCAAATGGCCCAGCCGAACCCTGAGCAGCAGCAAATGGCCATGATGCAGCAGCAACTGGCCATGCAGGCCGCGCAAGCGCAAATTGCGGTCAATCAGACGCAAGCCGAGCAAAATCGTGCTGAAGCGACGAAGACCTTGATTGAAGCGCGTCTGAAACCGGTCGAAACTGAGGCGAAAATCAGCCAGGCGCTGACTGCGAATCTGCCGAATCAGGCGGATTTGGCCTCGCGGGAGTTCGACAAGCGGGCAAAAGTGGCTGAGTTGATGTTGAAAGAAGCTGACATCAAGAACAAAACGAAGATTGTGGAACTGCAAATGTCCAAAGCCCGCGATGGTGTGGCCGGATTAGAGAATCAGTTTCTTGAAGAGCTCCAGAAAGGGCTGAAATAATGGATATCGAGAAGATTTTTGAGATCGAATCCGACGATATGGCGTTCAAAAGCGTCGGAGATGCCGTTGCTGAAGCTCGTCGGGCACAAAGTCAGCGTTTAAGCGACAACGTGCAGGCTGTTTTGGCCGCTCTGGGCAAGATGAAGAGCGAAATCGAGGGTAAATACGACGATGTCGCCATCCAGCTTGAGCAGCGCATTGCAAATATCCGCGACGGCCGCGATGGCACGCCTGGGCGTGACGGCACACCTGGTCGTGACGGCTCGCCCGGCCGCCCAGGACGTGATGGCAAAGACGGTCGGGATGGCGTAGACGGCCGCGATGGCGTCGATGGCCAAGATGGCGTGTCGGTTACGAACGCGTACCTCGACTTCGACAATAGCCTCGTCATTGAGCTCTCCAACGGCCGCCAGATCAACGTCGGTGAGGTCTTGCCACCCGACTTGAGCGACCGTCTGAAGGTCATTATCAACCAAGGCGCCTCGGGCGGTGGTGGAGGCGGAGCAAGCCTGCCAGACCAGACGGGCAACGCGGGTAAGTTCCTAACGACTGACGGCAGTACGGCCTCTTGGGGCACGCCAGCGGGCTCAGGCGACGTTGTAGGCCCAGCATCAGCCACCGACAACGCGGTCGCACGCTTTGATTCGACGACTGGCAAACTGATCCAGAACAGCGTCGTGACGATTAGCGACACCGGCGCCATGTCGGGCGTGGCCTCGCTAGGTGTGGCCAACTATGTAGACTTTAATACGTCGCCGACGGTTTCAAATGCCGCCGGACGTATGTACTGGGACGCGGCGCAGAATACTTTGGCCGTTGGCCTGACATCTACACTTGCAGCCAATGTAGGCCAGACGCTTTTCGCTCGCGCAACTAACGCTGAAGCCGTAACTATTACCAAAGGCCAAGCCGTTTACGCGTTTGGCGCAACGGGCAATCGGGTATCCGTTAAATTAGCCAACAATACGACCGACGCCACCTCCGCAAAAACTTTTGGTTTAGCCGCCGAAAATATTACCGCTGGCGGCACCGGCATGATTATCTGCCAAGGCGTATTAGATGGCTTAGACACCAGCGCGTACACAGCGGGCGACTCCTTGTACCTTGGCGCAACCAATGGCGCCTTGACTGCAACAAAGCCATACGCACCAAACCATTTGGTCTATATCGGAACGGTTGAGCGCGCTAATGCAGGTAATGGGCAAATCTATGTGCGCGTTCAAAATGGCTATGAAATGGATGAGCTACACAATGTGTCGGCTCAAAACCCCACTAACGGCCAGATATTGATCTACAACCAGACGACAAGTCTGTGGGAGAAAGCCAATATTACCGCCGGATCGAATATTACGATCACGAATGGCGCTGGATCAATTACGATTGCATCAACCGGTGGTGGTTCTGGTGATGGCGGTGCATACGCCTGGTTCTTATCTTAAGAGGTAAACATGAAAACTTTGGTCTTAGACGGCACCGCAATCAGCATTCAGGTGGCAATGTCCACCTCAGCGGCCACCACCAACCCGACATTTGTTGCAACCTATGCTGACAATGCGGGTTCCGGCATCACTGAAGGCGCAACAGACGGCGCGCTCAATGGTTCAACTGATGTGACAGTCGTTCCGGCCCCAACAGGGTCGAATCGCCGCGTTATTAAGGACATCACCATATACAACGGCGACTCGGCCGCTGTGACGGTGTTTGTCAAGTACGACAACAATGCTACGCAGCGCACGCTGGCTAAAGTAGTGCTGCAAGTAGGCGACACTTGGACGACTGACGGCACCTTCGACACTAATGGCAACTTGAAGACTGTCATTGGTTCAGTCAATCTGGCCACGCAAGTGACTGGCACCCTGCCAGTGGCTAATGGTGGTACAGGCGCAACGACGCTAACAGGCGTTCTGAAAGGCAATGGCACTTCGGCCTTCACTGCTGCGACTGCTGGTACGGACTATTTGGCTCCGCCTTCTGGCACGGCGATTTTGAAAGCAAACTCTGGCGGTGCGTTGGCCAACGCGACTGCTGGCACTGACTACGTTGCACCGGGCACAGCAACCACATTTACTGCAACTCAAACATTTAGCGGGTCATCTAGTACATTGGCGGCAGTTTTAACGGATGCTGCTGAAGTCATAACGATTTCTGCTACTGCTGCAACCGGCACGATCAACTACGACGTGACCACGCAATCGGTGCTGTACTACACCAGCAACGCTTCGGCCAACTGGACTGTCAACTTCCGCGCATCAAGTGGTACCAGCCTGAACACAGCCATGGCTACCGGACAGTCAGTGACGGTGACATTCCTGGTTACCCAAGGCAGCACTGCTTACTACAACAGCGCGGTGCAGGTTGATGGATCGAGTGTTACGCCGAAGTACCAGGGCGGCACTGCTTGGTCTGCTGGTAATGCATCGAGCATTGATGCTTACACATACACCATTGTGAAAACAGGCAACGCAGCATTTACTGTATTTGCCGCTCAAACGAGGTTCGCGTAATGGGATTGCTCTCGACATTTGGCGCGGCTAGTGGTCGGGCTTTCGGCCTGACCAGGTTGAGCGCAGCAATAAAGGACGCCTACTTCAACCTGACCACGCTTCTCCTGCCAGGCAACGGCACGAACGGTGCGCAGAACAACACGTTCTTAGACTCGTCCACCAACAACTTTACCATCACCCGCAACGGCAATACGACGCAGGGTACGTTCTCGCCGTTCTCGCAGACGGGGTGGAGTAATTACTTTGATGCCTCTTCATATTTAAATGTTGGCACCACTAGATTTTTGGATGCTTCCGCATGGACTGTAGAGATGTGGGTAAATACCACAAGTACCGCAAATTCTGTAACCCTAGCCGCGCAGTATGTGGCTGGTGGGGGAGGATTCGCACAAAGAACGGTGCTGGGCATAAACAACAGCAGCGGTACGGTATATATATTCCAAGGAGGCACTGCTCAAAGTGGAACAACAAATGTTGCTGATGGTAGGTGGCATCACATCGCTTTTGTATTAAGCGCCGGAACGGTAAAGGCGTATGTAGATGGAATCAACGAAGCCACATTCTCAAGTTTTGGCTCACCCACAGCAGTAACTACGACATTCTTCTACGATTCAGCTAATTCATCGTCGTATTTTTTAGGTTACGCAAGTAATTTACGCGTCACCAATACAGCAGTGTATACAGCAAATTTCACTGTTCCAACTTCTCCGTTGACCGCCATCACTGGAACACAACTGCTTACCTGTCAAAGCAACCGCTTCATCGACAACAGCACGAATAACTACGCCATCACGGTCAACGGCACACCATCCGTCCAAGCCTTCAGCCCGTTCGCTCCTACGGCTGCGTACAGCGCGGCGACGAATGGTGGCAGTGGGTATAGCGACGGTACAGGCGACTACCTCACCATTGCTACAAACGCCAATCTGACGCTCGGAAGCAGCGACTTTACCATCGAGCTATGGTGGTATCCGACCGCGTTTAACAGTGACGGTGAAATTTTTACGATGGGGAGTAATGCAGGTACTAACCGCTGCTATGCCATGTATTCTTCTGGCAGCAACGGAACTCTTGCTGCTTTTGCTGGGACAGGTGGAAGCAGTTGGGATATTGTTTCCAATCTGTCAATGGGCACAGCCATACGAAATGCATGGAACCACATGGCGTTTACTCGCAGTGGCACTACGTTCAGCACATACTTGAATGGCGTTCGTATTGCTACGACTACGGCTAGTGGAACTCTTGGATCGAATGCTCTCGGTGTATTTGCGAATAACAGCGGAACATCTGCTGCGCCTGCTAGTTATATAGGCGGCGCTCGTACTATAAAAGGAACGGCGCTTTATACCGGCACAACATACACGATACCGACGGCTCCGTTTACTGCTGTTACAAATACCAACCTCCTGCTCAACTTTACCAACGCAGGCATCACAGACGCTACTGCGAAGAACGACCTAGAGACTGTAGGTAATGCGCAGATCAGCACGACGCAGAGTAAGTGGGGTGGTAGCTCGATGTACTTCGATGGGACTGGGGATTATTTGTTCCAATCTGGAAATTCCCCTCAAAATGCTTTGGGAACTGGGGATTTTACTATTGAATATTGGATTTATTTTTCTGCATTGTCAGGAAGTACAGCTTCTGTAATTTTAGATTACAGGCCATCTAGCACTGCTGGAGCATATCCAACAATGTATATAAACACATCTTTTAAGCTTGTTTATGAAGCAAATAGTGGAACAAGAATAACAAGTTCAACTTCAATTTCTACAGGGACTTGGTATCACGTTGCTTTTGTTCGGGCTAGTGGGTCAACAAAAATGTATTTAAATGGTACAAACGAAGGAGCAACTTATACAGATTCAACTAATTATTTAGGTTCATCAGGAAGGCCAATTATTGCTGCTGATGGATATACTCTTGGATCACAAGCAATGAATGGCTACATCGACGACCTGCGTATCACCAAAGGTTACGCCCGCTACACAGCCAACTTCACAGCGCCGACAGCAGCGTTCCCTGTGCAATAAGGATTGACCATGCTCTACACAAAGAACGGCTCTATTCCAAAGCCAGAAACAGACGGCACTGAAGGCTGGCTAGAGGTTCCTATGCCGCCTGAAGCGCCTGAAGGCAAAGAGGTGGTGTGGCTGAATTGGGAATGGGTGGTGCGCGATCCGAAGCCTGTAGATCGCGATGGCTACCGCTGGAAGTGGAACCACGACCAGATGCAGTGGATTGAGTACGCATTGCCGCAGACTATTGTTAGTGAGTTGCCTACTGATCCGCTGCCTGCGCTAACCAGCGCTGATGTTGTGGCGCTAACAAGTGAGCAAATTGGAGCTTTATGACGCCCGAGCTACAGAAATACTATGAGGATCGCTTCACCATGATGGCCACCCAAGGCTGGCGCGATCTGCAAGACGATATCGAAAAGATAATAGAGACGCTTAACAACATTTCTGTTATTGACGGGGAAAAAGATTTACAATTTAAGAAGGGTGAGTTATCGATACTAACCTGGCTCAAGACGCTCAAGCAGGTCAGCGAGCAAGCTTACGAAGACTTACAAGATGAAAAGAATGTATGAATTTGTCTGCGAAAGCGGACAGCGCATCGAGCGGTTTACGTCTTATGAGGACAAAACCGTTAGTTGCAATTGCGGCAAGTTAGCCAGCCGCGTAATATCTGCAACGCCGTTTAGGTTGGAGGGGTGGTCGGGGCATTTCCCGACGGCTTTTCATCAGTTTGATAAAAAGCACCGCGACAAGCTAAAATCGGAGCAGAAGGCGAACAGATAAGCAGAAATGCCCTGTTCATGTTTAATCCTGGGAACCAAAAGATGGCAGGAAAAGGAAAATTGACATGCTGATTGATAGAGAACCGGAGACGCCTAGCGAGCTCGAAGCAGAAGAAGCGAAACTACCTGAACTCCAAGACACGACAAAAAACGTCGTGCCTGAAGTCCCAGATCGATACAGAGGTAAGTCGGTCGAAGACATCATAAAAATGCACCAAGAAGCCGAAAAAGTGATCGGCCGACAGGCGCAGGAAGTCGGGGAAGTGCGGAAACTGGCTGATGAGCTTATTAAGCAAAATCTCAACGCCAAGTCACAGCCTGTTGAGCAAAAAGAGCCTGAAGTGGACTTCTATGAAGACCCTCAGAAGGCAATTCAGCAAACCGTATCGCAACACCCAGACGTACTGGCTGCCAGACAAGCGGCGATGGAGTTAAAACGACTCCAAACGCAGCAAAAACTGGCTCAGGAACACCCCGACTATATGCAAATAGCGTCGGATCCTGATTTCCATACGTGGGTTAAATCGTCTCCCATACGCTTGGAGCTGTATGCCAAAGCGGATGGTCAGTTCGATTTCGATTCGGGCAATGAATTGCTGTCTACCTATAAGGCTTTAAGGGGTTTTAAGACGCAGCAGGCGCAGACCGAACAAAAGGAAAAGCGCCAGCAGCAGATGAAATCCGCACAAGTTGATACAGGTGGAACAGGAGAGACTTCAAAGCGTGTCTATCGTAGGGCAGACCTGATTCGGCTAAAAATGACCGATCCGGCTCGCTACAATGCACTGTCTGAAGAAATTATGGCGGCGTATCAAGAGGGACGGGTCAAATAATTTACTTTTGACTTTAGGAGTTAAACATGGCAACCGCATTTAGCCCAGCAAATAGCGTTACTACCACCACAGCAGCAACCTTCATCCCAGAGATTTGGAGTGATGAAATTGTTGCTGCCTATAAGAAGAACCTCGTTCTGGCCAATCTGGTCATGAAGATGAACTTCCGTGGCAAGAAAGGCGACACCGTCCACGTTCCGTCCCCAACCCGCGGCGCTGCCTCGGCAAAAGGCGCAACGAACGCGGTTACGCTGATCGCTGCAACTGAAAACGAAGTGCAAATCTCCATCGATAAGCACTACGAGTACAGCCGTTTGATCGAAGACATCGTCGAGACTCAGGCGCTGAACTCACTGCGTCAGTTCTACACCGATGATGCTGGTTACGCTCTGGCCAAGCAGGTTGATTCCGACCTGATCCAACTGGGCCGCGCGTTCAACGGCGCCACCATCGGCACCAACGACTACGCAACCAGCAACAGCTCGACCAAAGCCTTCATCGGCTCGGACGGCACCACTGCCTACAACAGCACAACCTCGAACGCTGCCGCGCTGACGGATGCTGCTATCCGCCGCACGATCCAGCGTCTGGATGACAACGACACCCCGATGGACGGTCGTTTCTTCATCATCCCTCCGTCGTCGCGCAACACCCTGATGGGCCTGGCTCGCTACACCGAGCAAGCCTTCGTGGGTGATGGCAATGCCATCCGTAACGGTGAAATCGGCAACCTGTATGGCATCCCCGTGTTTGTTACCTCCAACGCCGACTTCGGCGCGGGTAACTCGGGCGCTGACCGTATCTGCCTGATGGGCCACCGCGACGCAATGGTGCTGGTTGAGCAGATGGGTGTTCGCTCGCAGACTCAGTACAAGCAGGAATACCTGGCTACTCTCTACACCGCAGACATGATCTACGGCGTGAAGGCCATGCGTACTGCTGCAAGTGTGGGCGCAGCTACCTCGTCCTCGGCTTTTGCTCTGGCTGTCCCGGCCTAATTGAGCACCCCGGCCTTTGGGCCGGGGGTTTCCAACTTAATTAGGAGAACATCATGGCAAATGCAACTTCCGTGACAGTCCGCGCTGGCAATGACCAGTTTCGCGGTCTGTATTCCAACACTTGGCTAGTACGCGCAACGCTGGACGCTGATGATCTGGCAGACGGCGCTGGCGACACTGATACCGTCACTATCCCCGGCGTTGCGCTGGGCGATATGGTGCTATCAGCTTCGCTGGCAGTTGACGTGGCGGGTCTTATTGTGACTGCCTACGTTAGTGCAGCCAATACTGTCAGTATTCGTTTCCAAAATGAGACTGGCGGTTCGGTGAACTTGGCGTCCAGCACCCTGCGCTTGGTCGTCGTTCGTTCGCTGGCCTAATAATCAGGGGCTTCGGCCCCTGATTTTTCATCTGGAGTATTTATGCCCGCAACCTTTCGCTGCCTCTCCAGCGGTCAAACCGTCACTTTCACGCTTCAGCACGACATCGACAGCATGAAAGGCCATGCCGGTTACGTCCGAGTAGATGAGGAAGGAAACGAAGAGCCGCTGCAACACGACGCTGTACGTACTGACACCGCATTCAGGGCGCCTACCCCACAAAAACGTCCTGGTAGACCAAGGAAGCATTGAAATGTCTGAGATTGATTTGCGCGAATTCGGCAAGCTGGAAGCCCAGGTTGAGGTACTTCAGACCGAAGTCCATGCTTTACGCGATGACGTCAAAAAGCTTTTAGAGATGGCCAACAAGTCCAAAGGTGGCTTGTGGGCAGGCATGGCCATCGTTTCGGCCCTAAGTAGTCTGGCCGCGTTTGTTTTGGATAGGACACTTCTAAAATGAAAATGAGCAAATCCGACAAGAAGGTCAAGAAGGTCATGGGGGAGTACAAGGCCGGCACGCTGCATTCCGGTAAAGGTGGCCCCGTGGTCAAGTCTCGCAAGCAGGCAATCGCCATCGCGCTATCCGAGGCCGGCAGATCCTTGCCGCAGCGAGGCCAGCGTACTGCTAAAAATAGGGCCAAGAAATGAAAAAGCCAGTCTGGGATCAGAAACGCCCAAAGGGTTTAGGCCCCTCCAAGCCGCTGTCCCCGGCTAAAAAAGCCGCCGCCAAAAAAATGGCCCAAAAGGCCGGGCGGCCCTATCCAAATTTAATCGACAATATGCGAGCCGCGAGGAAGAAATGACCTCTAAGACGCCAGCTTGGCAGCGAAAAGCCGGTCAAAACCCCAAGGGCGGCTTGAACGCCAAAGGCCGTGCGTCCTATAATGCTGCAACAGGTGGGAACCTGAAAGCGCCGGTCAAGTCCGGCGACAACCCAAGACGAGCTTCTTTTCTTGCCAGGATGGGCAATATGCCCGGCCCCGAATACAAGGGTGGCGAACCGACCCGGTTGCTGCTGTCCTTAAAAGCGTGGGGCGCGTCATCCAAGGCAGATGCAAAGGCAAAAGCTAAAGCTATCTCCGCAAGGAATAAGGCGAAAAGCAAATGACCTATTTAGAACTCGTCAACTCCATATTGCTCCGGCTGCGCGAGCCAACGGTTTCTACTGTTGCGCTGACCGCGTATTCCCAGCTCATCGGTAAGTTCGTCAATGACGCCAAGCGTCAGATTGAGGATTCCTTTGACTGGAACGCCCTTGGCCAAGAAATTACCATTACTACTGTTTCTGGCACGTACGAATACGCGCTGACCGGCGCTGGCCAGAAATTTCGCGTCACCAGCGAGCCACTAAATACGACTAGCAATGTTGTCATGCAAACGATCTCGGTGGCTGACATGCGTCGTCGTCAAAATTTCACGCCGATCGTTCAGAACATCCCGACGCAATACTGCTTTGAGGGCGTAGACGCCAGCGGCGACGCCAAGGTGCAGCTCTACGGCATCCCAAACGGCGTCTACACATTGAAATTTTTCTTGTGCGTGCCGCAAGCTGACTTGACGGCTGATGGCGATGAGCCGTTAGTGAATTACAAGTTGATCGAGCAAAACGCTTATGCTCGCGCGCTAGTTGAGCGCGGCGAGGATGGCGGCCTGTCGTCGTCGGAAGCCTACAATCTGTACCGCTCGATGCTCTCGGATTACATTGCCTTGGAAGCGACGCGCTTTCCTGAAATGCAGGAGTTCGTCGCAATATGAGCCAGACACTTGAGCGATTTTCGATCTCCGCACCTGGGTTTTACGGATTAAATACCCAGGACTCGCCGCTGGATTTGGCGGCCGGGTTTGCGCTGACCGCTCAAAACTGCATTCTGGACAAGTACGGCCGCATGGGCGCACGCAAGGGTTGGACTAAGGTCAACACCAGCACTGGCAATCTGGGCGCCAACGATGTGGGCGTCATCCATGAGCTGGTGCAGTCCGACGGCAACGTAACGGTCTTATGCGCTGGCAACAATAAGCTCTTTAAATTAAGCGGTACAAGTCTGACTGAGCTCACCTACGGGGGAGGGGGTACGGCCCCAACGATTAGCGCAAGCAACTGGCAGTGCGCGTCGTTAAGCGGTATTACCTACTTTTTCCAGGCAGGCCATGACCCGCTGATATACGACCCAGCAGTCAGCACCACTACGTATCGGCGCGTTAGTGAAAAGACAGGCTACGCCGGCACCGTGCCATTAGGCAATATCGTTTTGTCAGCTTACGGTCGTTTGTGGATTGCCGGCACCAATGCCGACAAAGTGACGTTGACGTTTTCTGACTTGCTCTCCGGCCACGTCTACACCGGTGGTACCTCCGGCACATTAAATGTCAACTCCGTCTGGCCGAACGGCGCGGACGAGATTACTGGACTGGCAGCGCACAACGGCTTTTTGTTCATCTTCGGCAAGCGCCAGATTCTGGTGTACCAGGGGGCTACTGCGCCGTCCACCATGTCGCTATACGACACAGTGATTGGCATTGGCTGCCAATGGCGCGACTCGATACAGAGTACGAACACGGACGTCGTTTTCCTGTCCAACAGTGGTGTGCGGTCCATCATGCGGACGATTCAGGAAAAGTCGGCACCGTTTCGTGACCTAAGCAAAAATGTTCGCAACGACTTAATGCAGTTAGTTGCTGGCGAGACACCTGCAAATATTAAAGCTGTTTACTCGGAAGTTGACGCGTTTTACCTTCTTACGTTTCCCACCGCCAATCAAGTGTATGTTTTCGACACACGATCGGTGATGCCAGACGGCGCGTCTCGCGTAACTACTTGGTCGCAGATAGACCCTACCGCTCTATACGCCCGTCGTAATGGCGATTTGTTGATAGGCAAAACGGGCTACATAGGCAAGTACACAGGCTATTTGGACGACACTTCAACCTACCGTATGGCGTATTACACCAACCATGCGGATTTAGGTGATGTGTCGGTGACATCTATTGTTAAACGCATTTCAATCGTAGTTATTGGTGGGTCAAATCAGACTGTCACTATTAAATGGGGGTATGACTTTTCTGAGAACTATCTTTCGGAGAACGAAGACATACCGACGCAAGGTATTTCTGAATACGGCATTGCAGAGTACGGAGCTAATGGTGTGCCAGTCGCTCAATACGCAGGCGGTATTGTTATCCAAACTTTGACTACTCAAGCAACAGGTTCTGGCAAGGTAGTGCAAACAGGATACGAAGCAGAAGTAAACGGGTATGAGTTGTCTATCCAAAAGATTGAGATTTTGGCCAAGCGTGGCCGTATAAGTTAAGGAGCGGCCATGTCCGACTACACAAAATCGACCGACTTTGCCTCGAAAGACGCGCTGCCCTCTGGCAACGCGGGCAAGATCGTCAAAGGCACTGAGATTGACACCGAATTCAATAACATCGCCACAGCGATTGCGACTAAGGCCGATTTGGCTAGTCCGTCGCTAACCGGTAGCCCAACAGCCCCTACGCAGTCAAGCGGCGACAGCTCGACTAAATTGGCAACAACGGCGTTTGTGGCAGCGGCGATTACTACAGGAATTGCAGCAGCTTATCCAGTCGGGTCTATATACATCAACGCCAGCAACAGCACTAATCCTGCGACGTTACTTGGTTTTGGCACATGGACTGCGTTTGGCGCCGGCCGCGTGATGGTTGGGTTTAACGCATCTGATCCGCTGTTTGACACCGCAGAAGAAACTGGCGGCTCAAAAGACGCGGTCGTTGTTAGCCATAGCCACAGCGCGTCTACCAGCATCAGTGATCCTGGCCACCGCCATACACAAATGTATAACAACGGTGGCTCACCCCGCCCTATGGTATCGGGGACAGGCGACGGAGGCTCTGTGTCGGGCAACGTACCGGCGGGCGGAGGAAACGTAGTAAATAACGGCCTATTAACTGATTCATCTAACACTGGAATTAGCGCATCAACTTCAGTAAGCAGCACGGGTTCATCCGGCACAAATGCCAACTTGCAGCCGTACATTACTGTCTATATGTGGAAAAGGACGGCATGAGCGCCGTACTTGAAAATGTTGGTGGCGAGATTACCCATCATTTTTCTGATGGGTTGTATGCCAAAGAAGCGTTTGTGCCAGAAGGCACAGCGATTTTGAAGCATACGCATGACTTTAGTCATCTGTCGATTCTGGCCAAAGGTAAAGTGGCTGTAATGGCAGATGAGAAGGTAGATATTATTGAAGCGCCTGCTTGTATAGAAATAAAGGCAGGCATAACGCACGGCATTAAGGCAATTACTGACTGTGTATGGTTTTGCATCCACGCAACGGACGAGAAAGACCCAGCGAAAGTGGATGATATTTTGATTAAGGGGTACTGACATGCCAATCGGTGGACTTATCAGCGCTGGCGCAAGTTTGCTAGGCGGCTATCTTCAAGGTGAAGCCGCTAAAGACGCGGCCGAAACGTCTGCGGGCGCGCAACTTCAAGCCGCTCGCATAGCGGCGGAAGAGTCTCGCTTTAGACCTGTTGGTATTACGACACGGTTTGGCACTAGTCGATTTACGATGGACCCGAAGACGGGCCGTCTAAGCTCTGCTGGCTACACCATCAGCCCAGAGCTTAAGGCATACCAAGATCGTTTATCGGCTTTGGTGGGTGGAGCGCTTACGCAAGCAGAGCAAGCGCCGCAACTGTACGCGCCGCTAGGCACTGCGGCTACTGGGCTATTTGGCTTAGGACAGCAATACCTGGCGCAATCGCCCGAGCAAGTTGCGCAGCAGTACATGCAGCGGCAAATAGATTTGCTGGCGCCTGGTCGTGAGCGTCAATTGGCTGAGTTGCGCAACCAAGTGTTTCAGACTGGTCGTTCTGGCTTGGCAGTCGGCGCAACAAGCGCGCGTCCGTCCGGCATGGCAGGTCTTGGTGCCACCAACCCAGAACTCGAGGCGTTTTATAACGCAGCGGCACAGCAAGACGCAGCGCTGGCAGCCCAAGCACAAGAGCAAGGCCAACGCCAATTGGCGTTTGGCACGGGTTTGTTTGGCACGGGCGCCAATTTGCTTGGCCAGATGCAAGCCGGCCAGGTTGGCGCGCTGTCGCCGTTTACTAGCTATCTGGGCGGCGTGAGCTCTCTGGAAAGCTTAGGTCTGCAACCGCTGGAGTTAGGCGCCAACTTGGGCGGCCGCAACGTCAATATCGCGGGCGCAAATGCGTTGCTGCAAGGTGGTTTGGGCGCTGCCGCTGCCATGCAGCAAGCAAACGCGTACAGCCCTTGGGGTTCGGCGTTGACGGGTATCGGCAACACTATGCAGCAACAGCAAATGATGAACCGTCTGTTCCCGTCGGCACCTGCGCCGGTTGAAGAGCGCAATATATACCGCAGCAACATTGCGCCTCCAGCGTATGCCTCCCCTATGCCATTTTCGGGCGGCAGTGCTGATGTCGGCAGCGGCTATAACTGGGCATATTAAGGAGTCATCATGGCAAGCGAAATCTTAGGGCTATTTACGACGCCTGACATGTACCGGATGCAGCAGCAAGAAGCGCTGGATAGGCGCGCGCTGCAATTTGCTCAATTGACGCCGTTTCAGCGTGCGGAGATGAGCCTGTACCGTGGCGGCGCTAATCTGGCCAGCGGTATTGGTAGCCTGTTAGGTGTGGAAGACCCGCAGCTAAAACTGATTAGTCAGCGCCAGCAGCTTTCGCAAGGGCTGGATGTAGCCGACCCCAATGCTATTTTGCAGCGCGCCCAGCAAGCCGCCGAAATGGGCGACATGCAGTTTGCAACCGTTTTGGCTGACTATGCGCGCAAGGCGCAGTCGGAGATGGCTTTAGCGCAACAGCGTACGCGCGAAGGTAAAGCCGCAGCTACGCCAAAAGAATTGCAAATCGCACAGGCAAGAGCGCAGCTACTGGATCAGCAAGCGCAGCTTGAGGCTATGCCAGACTCACCAGAAAAAGCGCGTTCGCTTGCGGTAATTAAAAACACGCTCGCGGGGCTGACCGCTACTGCACGTCAAGGTCAGATTCCCGATGCGATTGAGATAGCCCGTGAATTGGCGCTTGAAGCTGGGCCAGAGGGTTCGGAAGCATACACTAAGCGTTACCGCGATGAACTAAAACGCTTATCGACCAAAGAAAAAACTGAAAAAGCCAACATTAAAGAAGTTGGTGTCGCTGTTGGGTCAAATGCACCAGTGTATTTAGACGTAAATAACGACCAGCAGTTTACATATCAGACAGGCGCAGACGGCAAGCAAATGCGCGTCCCTTATGTTGGTGGCGTAGACCGCACTACAGCAAAAACTCAGATTTCTGTTGAGCAAAAAGGAAAAGAAGAGTTTATTAAACAGTTAGGTAAAAACGACGCTAAGACTGTTACCGATGCTATAGATACTCGTAATAGTTCTGTCGCGGCGCTTAATACACTGCAAGAAATGTCGCGGCTTAATGATCAAGGCTTAATTAGTGGATCCTACGCGACGGGCCGAGTTGGGGCGTCTAATTTCTTGAATACGTTGGGTCTTATCGGGGCTAAAGATCAAGTGTCGCTGGCAAGTTCAGAGCAGTTCCAGAAACAAGCCAATGATCTTGTGTTGGCTACGTTGGGTGGACGCTTGGGGGCAGGATTTTCTAACGAAGATCGTAAGTTTATTCAGAGTATTGTTCCCCAACTCGAAAACAGCGCTACTGCACGGCGTGAGCTTATCAACTTCATGATCAAGAAAAACATGCAGATCGTGGATGAGACGACCCGACTGGAAGAATACGCCCGTCAGAATAATGGTTTAGGTGGATTTAAGCCAAAAATACCATTGGCCACTACCCCAAAAACCGGTGCAGCGGCTATGTCTGATCAACAATTGTTAGACGCTCTGAAGAAAGCCAAACCTAAAGCAAAGGGGAAGTAAATGGCTGATCCAACCTACGAAGAGATGCTTAACGAGGCGCGTAGCCGGGGGCTTGTTACGTCTAGCGAATCGGTTATGTACGAAGAACAGCCTGGTCGCGGTGAGTTTTCCAAGTTTGCTGAATCGACGCTAAAAGGCATTCCCAAAGGTGTTGTTGATCTGTTTGGTGGATGGGGCAATCTTTACGATTACCTGTCTAAAAGTAAAACGCCCAGTATGTTTTCGTCCGCCGGTATCGCAAAAGGTATACGCGATTTGACTGGCGTAGATATTTTGTCCATTCCTGGCTATCGGGGTGCGTACGAATTTTCTTCGGCGGGCGCTCCACAAGCTGCGTTTACTGCGGTTGGATTTCCAGGTCTTTTTAGTCGTACACCGCTCGGCGTAGCCGGCGAATTTAGTGCGGCGGGCACCACTGGTCTAGCCGGCCAGCTAATTGCACCGGAAAGCCCCTTGGCACAGTTAGCTATTGGACTGTCGCCGTATGCCGCCAAAGGTGCCGTAGGGCTAACCCGTGAACGCATTACCCGCCCCGAAGGCATGTTCCCAATTGCGTCGGAACTACAAGATATGCTGCGCGTCGCGCCGATGACGCCCGGCCAAGCTGGCCTTAGCCGGCAACAGTTGGCTACCGAGGCGCGCGTCGCTGCCCGTCCTGAATCCGGCGCAGCGCCGCAGCAGTTTGCCCAGAAACAGGCGCAGAGCGTTGAGTCTTTCCTAACAAACCTGTTCGATCGCGCTTCTAGCCAGGCTATGTCCGCGCCAGCAGCCACCGAGAATTTGGTGGAGTCTTTTCGTAACTACGGAAAAGCACTGTCGTCGCGTTTGCGGTCAGACGCGAAAAAAGACTTTAACGCGGCCAAGGCAGCAGGCGGTCAAGTCGATACGTCACCAATTATTGGCGCGGTTGACAATTGGCTTAATACCTTGCCGCCCGAGTTGCGCGACATGTCGGCCATACAAAATGCCGCGCAAAGAATAAAGAATGAGTATTACATACCAGCTACGCCATCTACTACTACCCCATCGTCTATTCTTAACCAAGCCGGAGCGCCTGCGTCGGTCACAGTAACGCCCGGTACGCCGGCGCAAGCATTAAAGATCGATATTGACCGGCTGCAAAAGAATTTATCTGCTTGGGGTGAAGCGGTCTACTCAGGCAAAGCTGATTTCGGTAAAGGCAACATTTTTGAGGGTGTGGCGCCAGGTCAGGTAAAAGGCGCAGCAATCTCTGTGCTGAATGGCTTCCGCGAAGCATTGGATCAAGCTATTCAGCAAGGCGTCCCTGGAGCAGACAAACTAAAATCCGCCCGCGATAAGTTCAGCGCCAACATTAAAGCAATTGAAGAATATTCTAACCGCCCGCTAGTTAAATATTTTGATGTAGCTAACCCGAGCGAATTGGTGCCCGAGCAAGTTGTCAACAAACTGAAAGGTTTGCCGCCGTCGCAGCGCGCCATTTTGGTAGACGTTTTACAAAATAGCCCGAACGCTAATGTGCAAGGCGTACTGGATACGGTACGCCGTGCAGCATTTGATGACGTGCTGACAAAAGCGCAAATTGCCGGCGGCGCGGAGACAGCGCCAACCTTTGCTATTGACCGCGCGTTGCGCGAAATGGACCGCAAGTCTGGTTCACTTGGGCAGTTGTTTGCCAACCCTGCCGACCTGAAAGAAGCGCAACTGGCGATGAATGTCATGAAGCGCATTTTAACCGGCGAGGCACCGTCTACCGCCGCAGGGCCATCGGCCAGCGCAGCGTATACGGCCGCCCGCGCGGCTGGCGGTTCGGCTGCGGCTGCTCTATCGGTACGGGATTTTCTGTACCCCATCTTCCGTGACGTAGTGGCTAGTCCTGAAGCTTTTGCTAAAGTTATTTACCAAGCAGATAACCGCAAACTTTTACTGGATTTAGCCAAGCCAAAAACAACGCTAGATAAGGCATTCAGTGGAGCCAAGATTTTAGCTAAAGGTGCGGGTATAGGGATAGCTAGAGGCGTACCAATGATGGAGACAACGCAACCTAGCATGCCGGTCGACCTTATGTCAGAGGGTGAGGCAGAAGCTCCATCTGCATCCTATGAAGATTTGTTGCGTGAAGCGCAGCAGCGTGGCTTAATTACTGAGGACTAAATGCCCTT